TCATGGCGCCCCTAAAGCGAGCCGCTGGTCATATCGGCCCTGGCGGCGGTCGTAGTCGGTCTGGATGGCGAGAACTCTATACTTCTCCTGGTCGATTCCGCAGCGGGCATCGGTGACCTCGATAACGTCGTAGAGCTCCTGGCCGACGTTGGTGGGGACGACGATATGGTCGCCGACGGATTCCAGGGTCTCATGTCGTAGTAGGGCATCAGCCCTCTTTTGGGCCTGCTCGGTCTCCTCAAGGTTGGCGTCGTATTGCATGCGGAGGTTATCGATACCAAGAGCGAGGAGCTCCCAATCAAAGGCGGCCTCGCGGACATGGACCGGGGGCTCGTCCTGGGTATCTCCGCTGACCTGGGCGTGGGTGATGGTGAGGTTATCGGCGAAGGCGCCCTCGAGGATGGAATGGTACCCGGGCTGGTTCTTATACTCATAAGAGGAGGCCTCGGTGGCCAGCAGGTCCTTAGCAAAGCAGAGGGATTCACGGGGGACCAGGCCATCGGTGACGAAGCTGAGCAAGCGCTGGAGCTGAGTGTCGGCGTGAGTGCCCCCCCTGGATAGGAACTTGGGGTAGTAATTGTTCAGGGGGTCGCTCTGAGGCACACCGCCGTTGTTCCACAGCCGGATGCCGAGCCGGCCCAGGAGCTGATAAAGGATTTCCCAGACCCGGCAGGGCTGGAATCCCGTGTAATTCCAGCGCAGGGAGTAGCGGGCCGACCAGGCGGAGGCCAGGCCCCAGAGGTCGATACAGTGGAGACGAAAGACAGAGACCCCCTCACCCTTCCCTCTCCCGCCAGGGGAGAGGGAAGTAGAGTATTGCCAGCCATCGACCCAGTAGTTGAGGTTGGCGACGGATTCAATACCGGCCGTCGTCTTATAGCCGAGCTTGAGAACGATTTCGCTGCGGAAGCGAAGTGAAGCAAGGGCCCCCTCTCCTGGGAAAGCGAAGTATCCCTTGGAGTTGTCGAGGGTGAGCACGAGGCTAAAGCCTCGCACTACATCGGTCGAGGGAGAGGAGATACGTTGGGTGAGGGAGACAATATAGGGGGTCAAGTCGAGAGGCGATTCGGCGGGGCGGGAGGCTCTCCAGACTCCGCTCGGCATGGAGAGCCACCAATACGAGCCATCGGTTATCAGCCGTAAGCCGTAAGCCGAGCTGATGTCCAGGAAAAACCGGGGTTCGGTGATGGTGGCGCTGGACCAGTCGGTATCCTTGACCAGATGAGATAAGAGGGGGCGGGTGTAAGCGGTGACCCCTGAATAGTCCTCGACGACGGTGAGCTGGAGGGTCTCATAGTCGTAGGGAGCGGCGGGCACGTGACAGTCGGGGTACCTGAAAGCGGTGGCGACGTCTTCCTGGGCGCTGAGCAGGATACGGAAAGCCAGAAAGTTATTGAGGGAGCTGAAACGAGTCGCATACAGGGAATAAGTGACTATGCCCGTCCCGGCGTCGGTGTCTTTGGCGGCGAGGACGATAGGGATGTGGCCGCCCTGGTATGTCACGCCTATGCCGTAGGTGGTATCCAGGGCGTGGTTGTATAAATACTCCGTGGCGACCTGGGTGCCGGTGTCCAGGACAATGGCACTGATCTTGATGGCAGTGGCAGCAAAACAAACAACCGCGCTGGTCGTGCCCCTCCAGCAGGCAGCCAGGGAGAGGGCATCGGCTAAGGCGTAGAGCTGAGCGTTATTCCAAGTTTCGCCGTAGTCATGCGAGTAATATTTCCAGAGGACGTTGCCGGTAGTCCTGTAAAAGATATAGACCTTGCTGCCATAAGCGGCGATGGCACAGGGACCATCACAATCGGAGGCGATTTGCGTCCACTGATCAAGGGCCGGCGGATCGACCATAGGGATAGGGAAGGTAAGGGGAAAGAAAGGCGGTGTAGCGAAGGGGCAATCCTGCTTCTGGTAATAGAGGGCGGTACCGCTGCCGGCCCTGATGCGGTGCATATCGCCGTTGCCATCGAAGGCGATGCCGTGATGGTTGTCGGGCTCGGAGCCAGTATAAACTCTTGTCCAGGATAACCTCTTGATGCCGGCCTCGTAGTCATAGACTTTAGCCTCGACATAGGGGAGGCGGTGAGGCTTCTTCTGGGCGGCGAGTAGAGTCGAACTAAGAGTTCTCATATCAAAATTCAAAAGTCAAAAATCAAAATGACAAATTAAAATGCAAAAATTCCTAGCCCATAATGTAAGCGAAGGAACGACCAACTGCTCCAGCTCCAGTATCTCCCCAGCCAGCAATCAATCCGTAATCTGTCGCATTGACAAAACCGGACCCGGCTGGATCAGGCATATTGGCAAAACCCCATCCCGTTTTGTATTTTAATGTGCCGCCAGTGACTGATGAATAACCTATAGTATCTGTCTCGTTGGTAGCAATGCCTAGCCAATAGTAAGTTCCCGCTGTCACCGCGACCGGTGTGTTTAAGATGATAGTTGTCCAGCCGCTTGAAGTGGCATTGTTATTATTGTTATAGCCAAGTAGACTTGTAGGTGAACCACCGGAGTCGGCATAAATGCCGACCTTGGCATGCCCCCCAGAACCATGACCCTTGACCCTAATCTCGGAAACATTACCCGTTGCTACTGCCTGAAACCTGAAAAGCATAAGGAGCAGGCCTCCTTCACCGCCTAATGAGACGGCATCATCAGCACCGATTAACTTGATTGTCATTAGTTCTTCTCCGCTCTGATGCTGATTGTTACTCTTGTTACAGTGGCAACACTGTCCACATTGAAGGCGAGGATATCACCGGCGGCCACGGAGGTTGTCCAGGTTGTTAAGGTCAGGTCTTGATTCTTCTGGGCTGAGCTTAGCGTGGGCTTCTCCGAGCCGGCGATGGTATCGGCTACAGTAGGCGGGAAGTTGGCGTAGGTATCCTTCCAGACATCAACAACGATACTGCCACTCTGGTCGGCGAGTATAGTCCAACCAGTTATGGTGCAGGCAAAGGGTATTTCAAGGTGTCCCTTCTGGCCGGTGGTGATGGCGGAGCCGGCACCATCTATGATAAAGGTGAGAGTGATTACGTTGGAATGATGGGCGCCCTTGGCGGCATTATGATCGTAGGCCCAGTCGGAGGTGGGAGCCTTGGTGGTTTCACCGTCCGCGGGAGTGCCGGTCAGGTGGTCGGTGACAGAGGCTGGCTGCTGGGCTACTTTAGAGCTGGCGTTAAGGGAAGCTAGACCGCTGGCCTGGGCCTTCTGTGCGGGAGAGCCGGCCAGGCCCTCGATGCTTACCTCATCGGAGCCTCCATCCTGATGGGAGGCCTTATGGGCCTGGGGGGCGTGGTTGGCGGTGACATCGGCGCCAGCTTCGATGCCGTCCAGCTTGGTGAAGTCGGCGGCCTCGCAGAGCTGAGTATGCTTCTTGGTTATGGCATCCTGGGCGGCGGCTGACAGGTTACTATCGACGGCTATGTCGGCTACTTTGGCGATTGTGCCAGCCCCGACCCCATGGACGCCGGTGGTGAGGTCTTTGTGGGCATCGACTTTGGCCTGGGAGCCAGCGGCACTTTCGACTGTGCTTCCTCCAACGCCGTGAACGCCTGTGGCGGCGGTTGCATGGGAGGATAAGGCGGCCTCAGAGGCGAAGTCGGGGTCGTGATACTCGTTGCCATGGACCGACATGCCTCCGCCACCCCCGCCGAGCCAGACCCAGGCCGAACCGTCGTAGATGTACCACTTGTGCTCGTCATCCCGATAAAAGAGCTGACGCTCGACGGGAGAAGATGGGAAGCTAGAGCCATGCAAGATCTCATGGCTCTCCTCGCTCTCCCACTCCGTCTTGGTGAGCTCGGCTCCGACGTCTATGTGCTTGAGTCCTGATTTAGCCAATGAGCACCTCCTTGATGATTATGGCGATGATAAGCCAGGCAATGACTCCCAGGGCCCGGCCGAACATGTAGTAATGGTGCTCTCCCTTTAGGTCGTTTAATAGGTCTTGGGATGGGCCATACCTCGCCGGCCAGGGGCACAAGACTTCAAAGAAGCCCTCGACAAAGGCGTGCCACTCCTGGTAGACATCAAAGAAGTTGGCGAGGTTGAGCCATCCAAAGAAGCGTTCGAGCCTGCGTTTATTATTCATCCGCCAATCACTTGCCTTCATATTTACAGATCACGTAGTTGCACGTCGCCTTCTCGAATAGTGTGCAGTGCCGACAGACTAATTGAGTGCGATTTGCCCGTGCCGCCAGGGCAAAAAGCGGCACGACTCGTCTCTCTTTGGGACAATCCACTACTTGCTGCGTTCGAATCTTTATTTTCATATTAGCCTCCATTCTTCCCCTTGATGTGGGTTATGGTCCGCTCTGCAAACCACCACGTAATCGTCGGGATGGCCAGGCCGAGGAACCACTGGGGTACATCAATGCCTTCGAGCACGACCTGAGCGATGACGGCCGCAAAGATGACGGTCACCGCGGGTCTGGCCACGGCCCGAAATAGCTCGGTGAAAACCTCGGCCAGGGTTGGTTTAGACCTGTTCTGCTGTTCTGCCATTCTCACTCCTTGTCGCTCAACCTGCTTGGAGTAGCCCTGGGAAGCCCAAGAAAGCCCCTGTTTGCCTTCTTGCGAGTATTTACACACCCGCCAGGAACATTTGACCCCCCTTTCCGCTAGATGATTACGCCCAAAGTGTCAGGGACGGGCTTATCGGCCTTCTGATAGTGATTAGCCAGGTGACGGGCGGCCTTAATAATGTCCTCCTCAGAGGCCTGGACTCTCTCGCCCCGATATCCGCCCTTGCTGAGGGCTGCTACTGCTGCGGACATCCTGTCCCAGTCCACAGTTTTCTCAATATCGAGCCGGCCCTGCAGGGCCCGGGAAATCTCCTTAGTATGATGGGGGAGCTTCCAAGTCTCAGGATCCTGGGGGTCGTCCACTATGGCGAAGGCTTCTTTGGGGAGCCCCTCTTTGGTCTTCTCCTTTTTGAGTGCATCTGTTAATTTGCTCATGGTTCCTCCTTCTTTGAAGATTCCCTTCTCAATCATCTTGGGTATAGAGCATCCTGGGAATGACTCGATTAGCCTGGGCGACCTCTTTGAGCCTCTTGTCATAACGGGCGAGGCGTTCCTGACCCCAGGCCTTGTAGCTGATAGTGCCGTAATGGCCAGCGATAGTAACTCTGTCGACTGTGTAGGCCGAGGCAGACATGGCCAGGTAACCGGTGGCGCCGAGTACGATAATCTCGTCGTGCTCGACGGGGATGGTGCTGGAGCCGCCGAGGGTATGCTTCTTAAGCCATCTCACCCGGGCATCGCTGCCGTCGCCCTCATCCTCCATATAAAGCTTATCGGACCAACGCTCAAAACGCTGCAGGTACTTCGGGCTCTTTCCGAGCGGAAACTCGACAGAATCGACCCTGAGCAATCCTGTGAATGAAGATAGATCGAGCTCAGTCTCTCCGTCGGTGGTGGCGATGTCGTTCTGCTCCTGGATGGGAGCGTGTATGGAATACTCCATGACTGCTCGCTCAATGGCGCCTTCGATTTCGGCGTCCGTCCAGATGTAGTTTTCTGAGTCTGTATCCTTAAGATCCTCCCTGACTCGGGCTGTCATTTCTGTTAGGTTCATGTTCGTCCTCTCTATCCTCCCCGAGAGAGGAAAGGCTTCGCGCCCTCCCCCTCTCGGTGTCGAAAGAGGTTAGAAATGAGGTTAGGTTTACTGTCTCTTTAGTCTCTCACCCCCGTGAGCATCCCGGCCTTGACCACGGAAAAGAGGGCCAGGGAACAATACCACTTGACCCTGGTGCGGCTGCAGTCCTTGGTCTCCAGGGACCCGAGACGCTCGACCTGAATCATCTCAGGGCTGGAGAGTCCGCAGACAGCTCCCTCTCCCATCTGGAAGGCGAAGATGGCAGAGCAGTCCGTGGAGGAGCCGACTGTATAGTTATCCTTCACCCAGTCGTTAACAAAGACGGGGATGCCGTTGAAGTACTCGACAATGTCGCCGAGCTTACCCTCCCCGATAAGAAGGTTGGTGCCGGCTGCCCTGGCGAGGTTCTGGATCTTCCTACGGGACCGGCGGCTCATCAGGATAAGGTCGGGCTTGCCGCCTCTCACCAGGTCAATAAGCTTGTCGAGGCTGGTCAAGGCGAGCGTGGCTCCGTTGGCGCCTGAGCCGAGGTGACTGCCGAGTCGGCAGGTCCAGGTGACACCGCCGTCAGCGACTGTCGCCCCCTCTACGAGAGGCCAGGTCGGCTGCGAACCTCCTGTCGTTCCTGCGGTAGTACACTCGTAACGAAACCCGTTCTCAAGGCCCGCAGTAGGGACCACGAAGTCACCGAGAGCCTTCGCAGTGGAGGCAGTCCAGGCCGTGCCTTTCATAAGATTATAGAGGCCAATGGGCTGGTCGCTGGTGCCGTCGGCGTTAAGGAAAGCATTCTCAAACTCGTGGCGTAGGGCCTTAGCCTTCAGCTCGATGACGGCTGCCTCAAGATCCTGAACATTACTCCTGGTCGCCTTGAGGAAATTGTCGACATCGGCGTCTCCACCGAGTACGCACAGGGCGGCTGAGCACTGCTCGAAAGTGGGCTCGGATTGTGTCCAGGTACCGGTGACCGGGGCATACCAGCCGACGGTGGGGAGAGCCTTCTCCCGATTATATTTCAGACTGTTGCCGACAATCTGAATGAAGGGCAGCCTTTCCAATATGGGGCTGTCCTTGACTACTGTCTCGATGATTCCCTTAAGCAGGATATCGGTCGAGAGTTTACTGGCTTCTGCTAATGATATGGTCATAGTCTATTTCTCCTTTGTGCCTGATAAATCAGGCAACTACTCCTCCTTTTTGCTGTATTCCAGCGGCGATCTTCTCCTTGGGGGAAAGTCCCTCAAGGGATATCTCGCCCCTGGTCGGAGCTCCTGCAGGGACCTTGGCCTCTTTGGCCTGAGCTTCGAGGCTGGCCTTGATGGCGGTGGCCATGGCCTGAGCCTTGCCAAGGGCGCCGTCGATCTCCTCAATGGTGCCGCCGGCGATAAGGTCGGCTGGAATGGTAGGGTTGGACGCCCGGACGGCGCCGAGATACTTGGAGACGGCCTTAATGTGAGCTTCCTTGACCTGGGAGAGCTCGGTGGCGGCCGCTTCGCTGGCCTGGGAGACGAGACATTGAGCGACGCTTCCAGCTCGGTGATGCGTTTGCCCTTATCGGCCAGGGCTGCCTCAGCGGCGGTTTTACCATTCCGCTCCTCCTCTAACTCGGCCTTGATGGTGACTAAGTCCTCGGCGTTGGCTGCTCCGTTATTTTCCGGGGCTCCCCCGGGATTCGGTTGGGGTTCCTTCTTTTCCTCTGATTTTTCTTCTGGTGGCATAGTTACTCCTTTGAGTTATTACTCAGGCACTTCCATCTCTGCAGCAACCGCTCTCTCTCTCGCTCCGCCGCGGGTGGAGGCTGCCCTAAACTCCTTATTCATTTCCAGGATCTTCTTTCTTTCCTCTAGCCATTGATTGAACTCCTCGTCGGGGTCCTGGATCCCCATTTCGTCCATGGCCGTCCTGCGGCTATGGACTCCCGCCTGCACGAGAAGCTGCTCATTCTGAGCCTGGCGGGTGGCGTCCTGGGGAAGGATGGGCCCCCATACTACTCGGTGCTCTATTCCTTCCGTTTTAAGGTTGGCATACTTTTCGGCTAGTCTCAGTATTATGTCGTTCCGCTGCTTATAGGCGTTGGTTCGAATCGTCCTTTTCCTGGTAACCTTCTGGATAAGGCTGCCGAGCTCGATATTTAGAGCGGTTCCTGAGAGGTCTCTCTCGACTCCTCCCCAGGCTGCCCGGGGCGCCTCTGAGATATCATGCAAGGCTCGGTATACCAGGTCGATGTAGTCTATGTGAAGCCTGACTCCCCCTCCCTGCAATAGGTCTAAAAGATAGGCCTTAGCGTCCTCGGGGATTGTCCAGACGGCCCCTGGCTGAACCTTAATGTCCTCGGATGATGCGATATTCTCCAGGACGGCGATGGGGTTTCCCGAGAGCTCAAGGATGCGGGAGAGCTGGGATAGGGCCCGGTTAAGCTCCCGCTGCGGCTGGATAAGAGAGGGGATGTCGGAGATCCCCCAGAACTTCTTGGGCTCTCTGAGATTAGGGAAGATAACAAACGGGATAAAGCCGTACGGGTTGGGCTTGGAATCGATAAGGTCATTATCCAGGTAGAGCTCGAAGTCCTGGGCCGTCCAGAGCTCCGTGATTGTGGCCTGCTTCTTGCCGATGCTGCGTGCGTAGAGGATAGATAATTCGTCCTCCGTTAGCGTGTAGCGTGATGCTAGTCGCCAGACCCGGGAAGTGTCGTCTCCTAGCCACCAGGCGAAAAGCCCTGACACGTCGGGGCTGGTGACCCGGATCCTCCTCTCCTCTGCATCCCAGGTTACCTTATAGCAAGCGTCTCCCAGGATGGCGCAGTCTATCTCTGTCTCCCAATCTAGTTGTTGAAGGTTGTTCTGGGCGTAGACCTGTCGGAGGTACTGCTCGGCTGCCGCTGACCTGTCTTTGAGCTCCTTCGAGGTGTCGGATGGATAGCAAGGGAAGATTAGGCCCTGCAGTAGGAAGCTGGTCACCTTGTCGATGGAGACTTTGGTGTAGTTGAATACGAGCTGGCGGTGGCGTGAAGTCTGTTGCCACTGGCTACCGTTATAGAAATCGAGATTGGTTTTGTAGTTTGCCAGGCGGGCAGTGTCCATGCGGTTCAAAGATGATGGGATGAAGTCAGTCATCTCTCAATCCTCCTTTGGCGGCCCGGCACCGGGATTGCTTCGGCTGACTGGAAGTCAGCCTCGCAATGACAGAGGGCGAGGCTGCTTCCATCGCCTTCAGCCACCTCTGCACCGTTCTCGGGCTCACCTCAAATATGCGGGCAATCTCCTTAACGCTTTTCCCTCCCCGCTTCAACTCCAGCATCCTCTGGGCTCGCCTGCGCTTTAAGAACCTCTCCTTCCCCCAAGGCTCTTCTTCAAGGCAATCAGGAAAGGGGCAGTTAAGACAGGAGGAAAATAGCTCACAACCCTTATCTTCGTAGGGGAATTCCTCGGGCAATAAATCCCAGAGCAACTTTTCTACCATATCAATCTTCTTTCTATTTGTCAC